GAGATGTGTATAATCTTTTTGTTTTAAAAAACTAGCAACTAATTTATTTCTTGCTCTTGTTACAAGACTATCTCTTACCCACATCATACCACAACCAATATTAGCACCAATAAGAGTATCTCTTACAGATATTATAGATGATATAGTTTCAAGGTGAATTTTTTGATCAAAACTAGGAATACAAATTAAGACTGATTTTTTTATGGTTTCGTTGGCCATGTAACATTATTTACATCTTCAACTGTAGAAAGTCCATTTGTTAAATCTCTTAAATTTTGACGATATGTTTCCATATCATTTGACATTGTTACATCAGATAAAGCATAAAAATCTGTTTCAGCTAACTTTTTATTTCTATCTTGTCTTAAAGATGCAATTGCTCTATCAAAAGCACCTGCTTCCCAATCAGATTCTTCCTTATCTCTTTGTGCTTCTTCTTCAGCAGTTAGCTGTATTCGTTCTCCATTTACTAATTTATATCTTGGCATAATATCCTCCTTATATGTTAATTTAATCCAAATAGCAATATTTGTCCACTATCTATATTTCCTGTATCCATTTTAAATCTAATTCTTGTGATTGCAGTTGTGGTGTTTATATAACCAGCATTATATCCATTTCTATTTCTTTCTTCTCCACCTATCAAATTAGAAACAGAAATAAAATGTTTTACAAAAGTAGAACTTGATGGGTTAAAAAGATGTAAATAACCTGATGAATTATGGTCATTTTCTGTACCATTGTATTCAGATAATTGTTGTAATCCTGTACCTTGTGCTAAATCTCCACCTGTATTGTAAAAAATACTTGCGGGAGAACCACCCTCTCCATGTTGTGCTGTAAATGCTGTTGAAGTAATAGTTTGATTATAATTTGTATTTGTTCCTGTATCTGCTTGAAAAGAAAAAATTGCATCTCCTGTACCAGCATGAATATTTATAAAATAAAAAATATATTCTTTGTATGTGCTATCAATCCCAGATGTGAAATCAATGTATGCTGATGATGATGCTGTTTGTGTTGCAATATGTGTAAGACTTCCAAGAGAAGTTATTGAACCAAAAGCTGTTATATCTTTTACTGATCTATTATTTAATTTTACAATACTCATTAGCTTCCTTTTATTCCATAAAGTTTAAAAGTTCCTGAATCTATATTACCACTTGCCATTCTAAAAGATATTTCGTCAATAGCAGAGGTAGTATTAAAATATCCAGCAGTATAATGATTAAAACTACCCTCACCAGCTTCACTAAATTGAGTATTACTAATAAAATGTTTTACAAAAGTTGTGCTTGATGGATTAAATAATGTAAGTTCGCCAGATAAACTTTCATCATTTGCATTACCTAAACCATTTGCAAGATGTTGATAATCAGTTCCCTGTGCTAAATCCTCTGAAGTAACATATTCTAAAGCTGTGCTATCTGACTCTGTATGATATACTCTAAAAACTGTTGATGTTATTGTTTCATTGAAACCAGACCCACCAGAAGCATTACCTTGAAATTCAAATATGTGATTGTCAACAGATGGGTGTATGTTTATGAATTTAAAAACATAAATTGGATATGTAGAATCAATATTAGATGTAAAAGAAACTGATGAAGAACTAGACGCAGTTTGTGTTTGCAGTAATGTCATTTTACCTTGTGCTAAAGAACCAGCACTTGTTATAGCTGATATAGAATTATTATTATGTTTTACTAAACCAAAAGACATTAGGTTACTCCATATAATTTTATTGTTCCTGAATCTATGTTGCCACTATCAAATTTAAATCTAACTCTTGTTAAAGCTGTTGTTATATTAAAATATCCTGCTGTAAATCTTTGATTAGCTTCTGATCTATGATCATCTGCTGATGTTGTTATTAAAAAATGTTTTACAAAAGTTGTGTTACTTGGGTCGAATAAATGAAAAGTACCATTTATATTTTGGTCGTTATCATTACCACAACTAGTTATTCTTTGAAAAGATGTGCCTTGTGCTTGATCGCCTGAGGTTAAATATTGCAAAGTTGCAGTGCTATCAGCTTCGTCATGTCTTGCTCTAAAATGTGTTGAAGTTATTGTTTGATTATAGTTTGTATTTGTTCCTGTATCAGCTTGAAATTGTAATTCAGCATTATCTGTTGCTGGGTGTATATTTATAAACTTAAATATATATTCTTTGTAAGTAGAGTCTATCCCTGAAGTAAAATCTATTGTAGCTGAACTTGATGCAGTTTGAGTTGATATTAAATTAAGACCCCCACCTGATATTGAAGCTGGTAAAGCTGTAACTGCTGAAAGAGAATTATTTTTAGCAAAGAGTAGAGCCATGTTTTACTCCTACTGTGTTATACCATATAAAGTTACTACACTACCTGATTTAATATTTCCTGTATCAAAAAAAATTCTTATACCATCATCAGCTTGTCTTGTGTTACTCATACCACCACCAACTCTAAAACCATGAGCACCAGCAGTTGTAGAGTTACTAGATATAAAATTCATTTGAGTATAATGTGTAGATGTGATGTTTTGAACATAAATAATTCCACTACCATTTTCGCCTGTTGCATTACCAACTCCGCCTGTAAATTCTATATGTGGGTTATTGTTGCTATTATTATCAGTACCACCATCTCCATAAAAAGCCTGTCCATACTCAGATGAGCCTGTTCTAAAAGTACCTGAATTAGAAAATCTCATTTGTGCTACTGCACCATCTGATGCCGAAAGTAAATTAAAAACAATTAAATAATTATTATAAGTAGATGTTATATAAGTGCTATCAAAATCTATTGAAGAGGCATCTGAACCTAAAGTAGTAGTTATTAATTTAGCATGAGTTCCACCCGCATCAGCAAAAGTCATTGTACCAATTCCAGTTGTTCCTGAACCAGATACAGAATCTACTTTTAAAAATTTACCTGCTGTTACATTTCCAGATGGGAAAATAAGTTTATAAGACTGCCCTGCAGAATGTGCAGGTGAAGCAATTTTTATACCATGAGTGTTCTGACTACAATTAAGTTGTAAAGTACCATCAGTTGTTCCATCACCTTTTATCTGTAAACCTGCAGCACTAGATGTAGAAGTAAAATTTGTTTTAGCATTTGTAACTGTAGCATCAGATGGTGTTCCAATATCAAGGACATTACCAAGCAACATCACGAAATCTATTACATCTCCTGTTGCTAGATTAGATGCAAAAGTAATTGTTGAACCTGAAATTGTAAATGAAGATCCAGGTTTCTGTAAGATACCATTCAAAGATACCAGCATGTGATTTACACTTTCAGGAACTACATTAGTTGATGATACTTGCATTGTGTAAGCCGCTTGTCCATTGACTACACTTATCGCATCACAAACTTGAAAGTTTCCTACTATTGGTTCTTTTCCTATATATGCCATCTTATGTATCTCCTAATCTTATAAAAGTAAAACTTGTCATATTATAAGTGTTTTCTGCACCCTCTAAATTTGCATCAATACTTTCTGTTCTAAATCTAACTTTTACATTTGAGGTATCTGTTACATCTATAAAACAAAAAGAACTGCATGTGCTATTTACTGCTAAACCACCTGAGTCTTCGTCACCTGAAAAAATAGCATCAACACTAGTATATGATGAATTATTTGTAGTAACTTCAGTATAACAAGTCATTGTTCTATCTCCATTATTATCAGTTCTAAAAACAATTTTTGGTATAATTAAATAAATTCCTGTTGATGGAAAAGTAAAAATCCCAGAACTTTCAGACATTCCTGTTCCAATTCTTCCAAATGCGGTGTGACTTGATCTTGCTAAATTTGAGGTTATAACTGAATCTCCAGAGTGATCTGCTGTTAAAGAAAACTGATCAACCATATCAATACCCCCACCAACTAAACTAGCATCTAATCTTTTTAAAACTCCAGCATCACTAATTAAAAACTCATCTGTATCTGCTGGTGCAGTTGCTAATTCTGTTTGTGATGATATGACATCTGCATTTAATTTTTCACCTGTAACAATTCCATTTGTAATATCAGAACTTGTTAAAGGTGCTGGTGTGGGAGTCTTGCCAATATAAGCCATTTAATCTCCTATGTAATTTCTAAAACTGATAAAGAGCCTGAAAGTTTATCTGCAACAGAGCAATCTATTCTCAACGCATCTCCTGCTTCCATGACAACTTTACCGCCTGTTAAAAGTTCTAATGTTGAGCCATTTGGAATACTTACATCTTTTACTAAAAAGGAAGTTCCATTTGCTACATTGTTTGCACCACCTCTATTTGCTGTTGTAGATACTAGCTCAACTTCTGTTGTGACAGATGTTGTGTGAATGTTAGTAAGCATCAAACCGATAATAACTGTAGTTGTTGATGAAGCTGTCGTATAGACAACATAAGGTGTCCCTGCACTTGCAGGTTCAGCCGCAAAATTTATTTGTTTGAAAGTGTTTGCCATTTATTCTCCTATCCTAGTGCTAAAGCTAATGGTAAAGCATTTGGGTCTGTTTCTGATATTGTTCCTGTAACTGACATATTACTAGTTACAGCATTTGATGATATATTAACTTGTAATAATTCTACATTATCTGTGCCATCATTAAGTTTTAATTTTAAAACTCCTGATGTTCCTGAATCTACCCATAAAGTACCTTGTACTGCTGATGATGGGGCAGATGTGCCTAATTGTTGCGTATTAATTGCAGTTAGAGCATTATTTAAATCTGTTCTAAATGCAGGAAAGCCTTGATTCGCAATGTTAAAATCATGTTGTGCCATAAAATTTCTATATCATTTTTATAATTATAATCAATTATTTTATACTCCTTTTGCTACATAGTCAAACGTCCTAGATACCCCAGAACCACTAGAATTAACAAAAGCTATATTAAATCCAGTCGTTGATTTGCTTGATATTGTATATGTATCACCACTAGCCATATTTTGTATAGATAAAGTAATTGCAGGGTTTTGGTTAAATGTTTTTGGATATGTAACAGATTTTGTGCTTGTTCCAGAAACTACATCATTTTCTGATACTGTAAATGCTTCTAATTTTATTTTAACACCAACAGCAGTGACTATTGGTGTTGCAGAATTATTAGAAGAAGTTAAAACTAATCTAAATTTAAGAAATCTTGCAGTATAATCACCAATGA